ATTTATACAATATTGCTGCTTCTTTTTCCGATAAATTTAATTTAGTTTTATATTTAGACCAGTTGTTTATACAGTCTATTACAATATTACATGCCATTAAGTCATATCTGGGTGAACCAGGAAGTTGTATCAAAGGTGCTTCTAATTGTGCCATTATATGTCTTATGTTTTTCTATTATGATGTATATAAAATAAAAATATCAATTTTTTCCATATGAAAAAAATTGATATTTTAAAGCTAATTTAAACGTTTATATATAATGATTGGTTATATATAAATGGCAGCAATGACGTCTATTACTAAATTTTGTAAAGTATTTGATTGCAGATTTCCGAAAGATCATGTAACAAGTGAACATCGATGTGGTATTTGTAAAGTGAAAGGACATGGACAAACTGAATGTGGAAGTCAAAGTAGTCGTAATAGATTAATTCAGTTTCATGGAGAAAGTTTACCTCATAAACTTCATTGTACGAGACCAAAATGTGATACCAAAGATTTACATACTACAATTGGTCATTTTTGTAAATTATGTTCCAAACAACATAGTCATCATAATTGTGATAGTAATCCACAATATATAGCTCGTAAAATGGACGAATTAAATGGTAATTTGAATCAAATTAAAACATATAAATTAATATGTCCAATATGTAGGACAGATAATGAATATTCGAATGAACATATATCATCGAGCATTCAGGAAATTAGATGTTGTGTATGTGCTGAAGATAATAAAAAGTTAATATTTTTACCAGCATGTAAACACTTTAATCTATGTATTGATTGTGCAGAATCTATCAGACAGCCACCAAATGATTCTGGATCTGGATCTGGAGCTGGTGGTGGTCTAAGATCATTCGGACCAGATACATCATATGATGTTTTAAATGATTTTGCAACTACACATTTTAGAGGTAGAGATGGTAAATTATATATGCAACTATATGCAGGCATGGGTTGGTCGTGGTTTGTAAGAAGACATCGTATAGGTGAAATAGTAGAAGTTATGATAATAGATGGTCAGTTTGATGATTTAACAATTATAGATAAATTTATTGAGACCTATACAAAAGTAGATCAATTATATTGAATTGATTGTTAATTTGTTATTTTTTTTATAGAACATTATTATAGTTTATGAATCACAAACAAAATCTAAATCTGATGCAGAAAATACAACAAAAATTACAACAAAAATTAGAAGATGTGCCAAATGAAGACAATAATTTTAAAAAAATACCACTAAAAATATTTCAAACATGGCATACAAAATTTTTGCCAAAACATATGATTGATGCAACATCTTCATTAAAAAATAATAATAAGGAATTTGAATATTATTTATATGATGATCAAGACTGTGTGCAATTTATTGCCAGAAATTTTGACAAAGAAGTAGTACATACATATTGTAGCTTAATTCCAGGTGCATATAAGGCAGATTTATGGCGTCTATGTATTTTATACATGTATGGAGGTATTTATTTAGATATTAAATTTAGACATGTTAATGATTTTAAATTAATCAATTTGACAGACAAGGAACATTATGCAATTGATCGTTCGATTGCAATAGATAGAAATGATCCACAAAAAAATATTGTTCCAATTTATAATGGATTAATGATATCCTATCCAAAAAACAAAAAACTGCTCGATGGTATAAACAAAATAGTAGAAAACACACAAAATAAATATTATGGATATAATCCATTATACCCGACCGGTCCTGCAATGTTAGGACATGTTTTTGATAAATATGAAATTGATAAGTCTCTTGTTCATAAAGGCGATTCCGAAATAACATTTAATAATGAAACTATCTTGGAAGAATATCCAGAATATAGAGTGGAACAATCTAAAAATCAATTAAAACCATATTATTCAATATTATGGAAAAAACGATCGATTTATAGATAAATATAGATAAATATAGATAAATATCTATAAATCCACAACAAAAAAATATATTGTATTATAATGAAGCCAAACCATGTGTTTATTATAATTATAATTATTGTTGTAATTGGATATATTCATCAATATATTCATAAAAAAATATCTACCAGAGATGATATCAATATTGAAGATCCATATAAACATGATATTTATAAACAAGCAACCGTCGATTTCACGACTATTGTTTTCCTATATCTAATATATAATCGCGATGACCTTAATTTTGGTACATTTATTGTTCACATGATGGTAGCATCTTTTGGATTTTTTGTGTTTTATCATATTATCCAACCATATATTGTTAGTCTTTCTAATATTAAAAAAAATTGATTAATTAATTCAATAATCTATATATAGATACATTATTTATATATAATTTATGGATCCAATGTCAATCAGTTTGTTATTCAAAGATATAATACAAGTTTTATCAAATCCTTTAATCGCAGCTAATGAAGTGAATGACACTATATGTTTTATGGAAAACCAGTTGATATCATTATATGAACAAGAAATAGATATTGTAAATGGTATTAAATATTTTAAAAATATGTTAGATGAAATCAATATATATGACAATAGATATGTTAATAATTTAACAAGTGATGCAGTTGGTGATTCAGAAAAATTGCAAGATATTGTATTGATAGCAGATAAATATCTGTGTATTAGAGACGATAATACTAATATTTTGAAAAGTAAATATATTATTGTAGAATGTATAATGAAAACTATGATGCATTTATTGTGGCAAAGAGTGTATGAGTTATATAATGAATCATCTATGACATTAAATACAGTATATCATGCATCGGAACTATTCAATAATACAGTTGGAGACGTAATTATTAAATTAAAAAAATGCGAAATTATTAAAATATAATTATTTAAGTTTATTTATGAAAAATAAAATATTAATATATTATATCTATGCTTTCATAGATCTAACAATGGTATTTTTTAATACCATCATTATATATTATTTGTATTATATATAGACATTTTTAGTAATTTGTTATTTGTTCTATATGAATAATATTTGCCAATCCCAATAGAGATTTGCATCCTCATAGGGGATACGCATCAGCTCTGAGGATGTATCATATAAGATGCGCATTTAAAGATTTTCTTGAATGAAATATCTTGATATCTTGAAATCTTGAAATCTTGAAATCTTGAAATCTTGAAATCTTGAAATCTTGAAATCTTGAAATCTTGAAATCTTGAAATATTCATAATATGTTTCAATATATAGTATTTTTTAAAAGTGCTATTTTTTGTTTTATAATGATTAATCCATTTGGAGAATCATAACAAAACTATGAAATTTTAACAGAACATCTAAGTGAACTATATTTTGTTTAATTAAAATAACATGATTATTATATAATAATATGAATAATGTTAATAATGTTAATAATAGATTGATTTGTTTTTTTTATTTTATTACCCCATAATGATCACACATTTATAATTTATAAATGCTCTTTATTTTTTATATGATATAAATAATATATCATATAGTAAATGAAATATTTTTTTATAATATTATTTATAATATTTATTTATGTTTTATATAAAAAATGTAATATATTAGAAAATTTTACACCATTTAACGTGCTTACAAAATATGATGATATATATGTTTTAAATAAATTAATAAAAACAACAGTATCAATATTTCATAAGAATGATTTCAAATATTGGATGTGTGGTGGGACAACAATTGGAGCTATTAGAGACAAAGGAATAATTCCGTGGGATGATGACGCTGATTTTTGTATAATGGACACTGATATTGAAAATTTATTAAAAATGGAAAAGGATTTTAAGTCTAATAATTTAGGACTTGTTGAATGGTTTGGCGGTTATAAAATTTATGATCTTGCCGGTAAAGATATTGAGGGTAGAAATTTTAAATTTCCATTTATTGACTTATTTATTATGGTTCAAAATGATAATAAAATTTTATTGAAAAATAAGATTGCTTTACATCATTGGCCGAATGAATATTATTTTATTGATGAATTATATCCATTACGATTATATGATTTCGAAGACTACCAAATATATGGACCAAATAGTCCAATTGAATACCTTAATCGTTCATATTCTAACTGGAATTCTAAAGCGAGTAAAACATATGATCATATAGTTCATAAACCTTTAGAACCGATTCAGTTTGACATCAAATATAATCTTAATAAAAAACCATATTTGTGGCAATATTGGGATGGACCAATGCCATCATATATTAAACTTTCTATGAAATCTGTCGACTTTAAAGCACACTCTTTTGACATTGTTAGACTAAACAACTATAATGTTTATGATTATCTTCCAGAACTTATCGAATACAAAAATAAATTAGACGAACTCATGATACAACAAAAAGTTGATATCATTCGTATTATGTTATTATATAAATTTGGTGGTCTTTATTTAGACGCAGATGTTGTTGTTTTAAAAGATCCAATAGATTTAATTAATAAACTGAAAAAATATGATTTTGTCGGTTTAGGATGTTCTGATAATATTTGTATTAAATCAATTTACGGTAAACCATCTAATTGGATATTGGCATCTCGTCCAAATAGTTTTTTAATGGCAAATGTTCTGCAAAATCAATTGAATCTTCTTAAAAATAATATCAAATTCGAATTTAATGCTTTTGGTAAACCTATTATTTGGTCCGAATTAGATGATCTTATTAAAAATCATTCATATGAATATTATCAATATCCAATTAAATTAGATGGTTCGCGAGATAAATATGGTAACTGGATCAGTTCTGATATTTTGTTTTCGAATCAGAAAATTGAATACGAAGATGAACAAAATTTGATGTTTGTTGTCTATTATAATTCTTTGATTCGAGACAATGTAAAAAAAATGACAGAAAGTGAATTATTAAACACCGACTGGAATATAGTCCGATTTCTTAGAAAAAGTTTTAATTAGATTTTTCATATTTTTTATACTCACAATTAACATTTTTTACTTTAGTTGCATTATTATGGTCTTTAATATAGCGTGTATGACAATTATCCATATATTCAGTACCATA